TGGAATTGTTCTCTAGCAGTTAGTGCCTGTTGCTCAAGCGACGCGCCCTGCTTTGCGTACTCAGCAGTTTGCCGCGACATTTCCATGCGCATTGCAGCTGCGTCAGCGGCTTGTTGCTTTAATGCGGCCTGCTGTTGACGTTCAGCATCTCGACGCGCTTTGTTAGCTTCACTTGCTTGATAAACAGATCCGGCAAATATTGCTGCTGCAATCCAAGGCATGATTACCCCCTAATTAATACTTCATCCAGTTTATCGACATCGGTTTCGTCGGTTGCATGGATGCAAAACCAAACGGCATCCTCAAGTGCCACAATCTGGTGGTGCTTATTTGCCAGAATCGTCACACAAGTCGGCGCAATCAATTCCCGACTATCACCATCAACCTCAAGCGTTACTCGGCCTGCAGCCAAAATGCTTAGATGGTCATACTCATGCGCGTGCGTCACAGCATAATGACCAGCTGGCAACAGCATTTTGCGTGCATATACGCCATCGCTGAAATGATGTGATATGTCTAAATCAATCTCAATGTCGCTCATATAGCAAGCAATTCTATTGGGTTTTCAAAAGGTTGCAACCATAAAGCTATATTGCAGATATACCTCATGCAAAAATATCGAAGTCCATCTTCGCCACCGTCAGGCCGGGTGCTTTGCCGCCCAGGTTGTGAACTCTTGTCATGCGGTTATATTCGCCGCCACCGAGCATCAAATACCCAAATGAGTCGCCAATGTGCGAGTGTTCGTTCTTGTTGGGCGCATCTCGGAACCGCTCCTGGCCTGCGCCGACCGCCACGCGCTTGAAGTGGTAGCCACCGGCCAGAGCTTTGCGCAGCAGCTTGCAGTTGCGGTTGACGATCAGCCCTGGCTTGCCGTCGATCAAGCGCTGCATGGGCGCTGCGGAGGCTTCTCGGCGTACCTTGAAGTCGTTGCTGGCAGTGGGTTGAGCCTTTAGCCCCAGTGTGCGCAGGAAATCAAAGGCAGTCACCTCGTAAATGGCATCACGCGCCATGCCGGCAGGGTCGCCCCAAATCATGACCTGGTGCTGTGGATACCGCGCATTGAGTTCGGCCAGCAGTTGCATACCGAATCGCTCCAGCCCCATGTCAAACGTCACGATTTCATGGTGGATAACCCAGCGGCCATTAGGTAAACGCTGTCCAATGGTGGCAGCTGGGGTCAATCCGAAGTCGAGACCGACCTGAATCGGCACATCAAGCGACAGCTCGGTTTCACCCGACATGGTGGAATCGTCATATTCAGGCCAGACGGGTCGGCCTTCTTGGACGTAGGTGTACAGACCGCCTGCGTAGCACTTGATCCAATCCAAGTTCTTACCCAGCAGCATTTGTTGGTAGTAGCCGCCGGGCAGGTTGTTGACGTTCTCGGCCTTTGGGTTGACCTTCCACCACTTGCCAGCAGCGAATATATGGTCGTTAGCCTCGGGATTTTCGGGCAGGTGTTCAGGATCGACCTCGATCACGCCGCCAGGCTGCTGCCAAAACTTCCAAGCGTACTGGCCGGTCATCTTTTCCTTGACGGCCATCTTATGCCACCAGTGATCATCGTCTGTTGGGTTGGTATCCATCCAGATACCGTGCCATGTGGCACCGCCATCGCGCTTGGTTGGGTAGCGTCCGACCCGGTGGGTCAGGCCATCGATCACCGCCTTGGGCAGCTCTCGCGCTTCGTTGACCCACGCGCCAGTGAGCTCAAGCGACAGCAGCTTTCTAACGTCTTTTGGCTGGTCTAGCGCCAAGAAAATGACTTCCATATCGATGCCTGCAGCCTCACCGCGGGCTGGTAGCCGGATATGGTGGGTGATTGGTGGGGTGTGCATCATCGGCCCGAAGGTGGATTCGGGGAACAGGTCGAGCCAGGTCTTGATGGTGGTGGTTTTCAGCATTGGGTAGCTGTTTCGCACCACCGCCCAGCGCGAATATCGGATGTTATCAATCGGGCTTGGCTTCTGTTGAATCGCCTTCTTGAAGATCTTTGCAGCGCAACCGTAGCTTTTGCCGGAACCCACCGGCCCCATCACGCCCTGGACGAAGGCGTTGCTCTGGAAGAAGTCGTAGATCACCGGGCTCTCGCTGAAGTCGAACCTCAACCCCTCGCTCGATACCGTCTTGCTGGACTGCTCTTTCGTTTTTGACACGTTTCCTCCAAAGACTCATTATTGGCCAGACGTTGGCGCGACCACGTTGACATCAATCACGCTAGGCTTGTCATTCTCGTCAGGATTGTCCAGCAGGCCAGAAGCCTTGGCCAGCAACCGCAAGACACCCACCTTATCGTACAGCTCGATGTCCAAGAAACTGTTGCCTTCCTTGTCAGTTCTGACCGATACCTTCTTAATCGCCTGCAAGGCGTGTTCAGGAATCTGGTGCGCAGCCTTGACCTTGACCTGGCCGTCCTCATCCCAGGTCATGATGTCCGTGATCTTGGTGTTGGCCATGCACAGCAAAGCGTAACTGACCGCCTCACGGTTCTGGATCAGGGTGTTTGAGCGCTCCAACCGACGCTGGATCGAGCGAGTACCACCCCAGTTGGTCAGGGGCGGTACTACGTTGGATTGTTTCTTTGCAGCCATCAGAAGGGTATCTCTTCGTCAGCCTGCGGCTGGAAGCCATTGCCCTTGGCCTGGTTGTGCGTAGACAGCGGCGGAGCGCCAATCGACTTCACCTTGCCGATCTTGATCTTGAAATACTGCTCACCCGCCTTAGTGGTCGCAGGATTCAAGTCAAGGTAATGCACCGTACCATCCGGCAACATGACGTCACCACGGTAGGCGGCGTGCCAATCCTCCTTCTTTTCCTTGTTGATAAACGCACTGCCAAAGTTCGGCTTATGTTCCCATCCCATGTTGTTAATCTCCTAAGTTGTTGCAAAAAACCCACCAGACAAAAAAGTGGGGAAAAATTGTGAGTAGCCCCCGCTAGCGCTCATGACGGGGGAGGGGGCAAAGGGTGCCTTTTTTACAACGAATGATGCCAGATCGATAACGCAATCGATCCTGCAGCCAGGTCGTGCTGGCATCGCTTCAATGCAGACACGTCGTTACCCCCCCTGCCTTCTGGACACGTCAAAACACCATACGTTCGTTTGGTCTTTGGACACTTTGGATTACAGCCCCGTAGAGCCGTTTGCCATGCGTACCCATGTCTGCCTATTACCCGCACCCTGATCGCGCCTTGTAGGTACCTTAGATCGCGTTTAAATGCCATGCCGTGCCGTCAGCTCATCCGATTGCAGCATGATCAAGTCGTTAGCCAACATCGCGCCATCGGTCGGCAAGGGCAAGCCTTCAGCTGCATAGCGATCTGACAACTTATCCATCAGTGTTTCAAGTTCTGCAACTGTTGTTGAATCTGCAATGTGTTGAATTGATTCTTGGTTGCTTAAAACATTAAAACCTTTACTTAAAAATAACCTTAATACTTTATCTATACCTTCGTTCTTTAGGTTATGGTCAACCCCTTGGTTGTCAGTATGGTTGTCAGTGTGAGACTTATCCACAGCTTTAGGTTGACTATGTGGCGGCCTTACATTGACAACCTCTGGGTTGACTATGCGCTTCTCTTTTGATGCCTTTTTTGCAGCAATCTCTGCTTTCATCTTGGCAACTGTGATGGTGTCTCCTGACTTCGGCATCTGGTACTCCTGTGGTGGTTGTGTGATGGGTTTGACAACGCCTTTGATCATGTCCTGGATACGCTTTAGGCCCTCAGGATCTGGTGTCAGCTCTTGCTCTTTCTTCATGTCTTGTTCCTTCAACTGTGGTGATCGGTTGTCTTCATGTCGGCTGGTGACTGCCAGTGCTGTGGCTGTATCGACTGACTCATCAAACACGACGCGCACTGTGTCCGAGCGCTGGCCTTTGAACCCGCGCTTGACCACCTCGATGTAGCCTGCAGCCTTCAGCTTGACAAACTGTTTGCTGATCGCCTGCTTGGTCACGCCCATGTCAGCTGCCAGCCGGTTCTGGCTAACCCAGGTGATGCCTGCGCGGTTGGTGTAGCTGCAGAGGATCGCCAATACCCTGATGCTGGCATCTGTCAGACTGGCATCCCTGATCGCCTTGATCGGCACGACACAGACCTTGCGCTGATCCGGTGCCGGTTCTTTTTCCCTGACCTTGGGCTTCTTGGGCAGCTGGAACTGCACCACATTGTCGGGTGCTGCGCTCATCAATCCTTCCCAAAGCTGCTGACATACGGGATGCCTAGTGCCTGGTCGCGCTCGTACAAAGCCTGCCGGTACTCATCGAGCAGCGCGTGCGCTTCATCCCATGTCTTCTCAGGGCTCAAAAGCGAACACTCGAGCATGATCGCTAACCGGTGGGCAAAGCGGTCGCCAACGTCGTCAGTTGTAATCATGGTCGCACTCGCACACAAAGCTGTAGCAACCCATGCAATACCCGGTATTCAGCAGCTGCATACGCAGGCTGTGCCGCAGGGCGTGATAAGCCTTTGCCTGGGCCTCGTCCTCTGCTTTTGGCATTGCGGTATCTGCCAGCTTTGCCGCAGCCTCGAACAAATCCTCGTGCTGCTTCCACATGGTGGTCAGGGTTTTTGACTGCGATTGAATCGTCACTTCCATGCGGTCAATGGTTGCCTGCTGCTCCGCGATTACTCGCTCTAATGCTGTGCTCATTGTTCTTCTCCTATTTCCAATCGTCTTCCTTATCGCCTGCAAGCAGGCCGATGTAGAACGCCATCGCTGCCAATCCAATCAGGCCGCCGATCGTCATCAGCAGCACGCCAAAGAATGCGATCACCATCACCGCCACCGCAGCTGCGCAGCCAGCTTCCTGACATGCGCCTCTGGCGTTATCTGGCCGCTGTGGTTGCGATACGGGCTCTCTGAGCGCTTTTCGATGCAAGGCTTACAGATCCACCTCGCCGTGGTCTTGCCGCGCTTGTAGATGCCTCCTGCCTCTTCCCTGGTGCATTGGCAACTCGTGCAGAACTTGGTATTCATAGCAGCCCCTTGATCCGGCTGATCTCCCAGCCTGTCGCGTCGTGAATCTTCAAGATCCGCTCGGCTGTGACACCCATCTTGCCGTTTCTTATCTTGCTGACATACGCCTGCGGCCAGCCCAGCTTGACAGCCAGGTGAGCGTCGTTGCGAGCTCTGAGCTCAGTAATCAGTGTGTCCAGCAGCCGGTGGTCATTCCTTGGTTTTTGCATTCTTATATCTCCTTAACATCTCATTTCGCAGCTTGGTCTTGCCCTCAATGCCGCGCCGCTCTTCGACACTGAGTAAATATTGCATCTTGGTAACCTTCGGCTTTCTCGCCTTGTCCGGCAGCTTCAGAGCCCACCTCACCTCGCATTCGAAGCGCCAGGCTTCGCTGTGCGTGCAGACTTCAACGCCGTCCACCAGCACCGTGCGAGGCTTCCAATGCGGCCTGTCGCAGTGCTGGCAATGCTCATAACCTGCGGCCACCATGCCGCCTCAGATACCGCCTGGCCTGCTTCACCGAGGCCATGATCCCAAGGCCGGAGTAACGCCACATCCTGAACGCTCGCCACAGTCTGATCATTTGACGCGCCTCACCTTGTTAGCCTTCGCAGCCTTGGCCTGCTCGCGCTGGATGCGCTTGAACTTGGCGGCTAAGTCCATCGCCGTGCCTGCTGGCTTATATTTGAAATTTGGGTTCCACACACTCGGCGTGTCATCCGGCTTCTTTTCTTTCTTTGGCGGCATCGTGTCATCAGCCAGCTTCAGTTTGGTTTGCATTGTTTCCCTCTAATTGATCTCGTAGCATAGGTATAAAGTCATCCAATAAAAGGCAGACGCGCCAGGGCTGGCCGTTGCGCCGGTAGACTACCACCGGCACCTCATGCGGCTGCGCACACGCCTCGACCTGTTGCGACCAGGCATCAATCTGCAACCGCTCCTGCCGCTTTACCTCAAGCCTAAAGTGCTGGATCGTGATGTCGTCCGCACCATCTCTGGCTTGGCCCAGGTTGCGCTTGACCACAAACCCGAGCTCATCAGTCAGTAGCTTGGCCAGCTCACGCTCGCCTGCAGCACCCTTATTCCGCTTACCGCGACCGTTCATGCGCCACCTAGCAGCTTGTTCAGCCGATCCTGCGTGCTCTGGTAGCGCTTGCCATAGGCTTCCAGTATCAGCTCTTCCAGAATCGACACCCTGGTGCGACGCTGCTCTGCAGCCGCTTGGTCTAGCAGCTGCCTTACCTCTGGCCGCATACGCATTAAAAACATCTTGCCCTGTTTCATAACTCCCCCCCTGTATATCGCCCGAATATAATTCCAAGACCGTAACGCCGTCAACGCTTGCCAATTTGACAGCACCTAAAATTATTTTGGTTTGGGGTGTTGACATATACCGGCGATATATGAGAGTCTCTGTCTACGGTCACTCAAGACCGCAACGCCACCGAGATACAGGAGCGCAAAACATGAGCAAGTATGTAGCTTACTTCCGAGTTTCTACTGAGCGCCAGGGCCAATCTGGCCTCGGCCTCGAAGCCCAGCACACCGCAGTCAAAGCATACGCTGACGGCATCATCCACAGCTTCACAGAGATCGAATCAGGCAAGCACGATGACCGGCCACAGTTGGCCGCTGCCATCGCCATGTGCAAAGCCACTGGCGCTGCTCTGCTGATTGCCAAGATCGACCGTCTGTCGCGCCAGGCAGCGTTCCTGCTGACCCTGCGTGACTCTGGCGTTCAGATCGTTGCAGCCGACATGCCGCACGCTGGCACGCTTGAGTTCGGCATTCGCGCTGTGGTTGCCCAGCATGAGCGCGAAGAGATCAGCCGCCGTACCAAGGCAGCACTGCAAGCCGCCAAGGCTCGCGGTGTCAAACTCGGTAACCCAAACCCCCAGGCAGCAGCAGAAGCCGGTGCAGCCGCTGGCCGTGCTAACGCTGACGCATTCGCAGCTCGCATGATGCCCATCATCGCCGACCTGCAGCGTGCAGGCATCACCAGCCTGCGCTCAATCGCAGCAGCACTCACAGCTCGCGGCGTGCAGACTGCTCGCGGTGGCCGTACCTGGGGCGCTGCCCAAGTTTCCAACCTTATTCAGCGGGGTGCAGCATGAACGACGATTTCTTCAACGGTTTTCTGCTCGGGATCTTTGTTGTCATGGCCATGTTCTTTGTGGCGGGTGTCATATGATCACCGGCCAGATCCTGCGCGATGCCCAGCTGGCATTGTTCGAGCAACGCGACAGCGACTTCCTGGCTCAGTGCCGGGAAATTGCAGCTCAGATCTGCAGGCAGCAGGGCTCGGTGTCCATCAACGATGTTCGAGCTGCCATCAACCTGCCTGCGGAGCTGCACCCATCGGTTTTGGGTGCCGTTTTCCGGGGTAAAAAATTCACAGCAATCGGCTACACAGAAGCCGCTCACAAAGCCGCCCACGCTCGCGTTGTGCGGGTCTATAAACTAACGGAGGAAACATGTCAGGCAAACTAACACCGGACTACATGATGAGCGCCAGCCGCCTGCCAGCGCTGCTCGGGCTGTCTCGCTACCAGACACCCAATGACGAACTACAGTACAGCATCAACGCCAGCAAAGGCCTGCCACGCGAAGACAAACAGAACGAAGCGATGGCTTGGGGCGACCGCATCGAGCGCCTGATCCTGCTGGAAACAGCCAAGCGCCTCGAGCTGCTCGAGCTCTCGACCGAGTTCGACTCGGCCTTCTTTCATAAGACGCTACCGCTGGCTTGCAGCCTGGACGGTTGGGCGCATGGCCGTGGGCAGAAGATCCGCACCGACATGGATGCCGGCATTATTGTGGTGGGCCAAGATGAGATCATGCTGGACGGTTATGGTGTACTTGAGGCCAAGCTAACCGCGGTGTCGCCCGAGGAAATGCCTGCGCTGTACCGTGGCCCTGTGCAGTTGCAGGCACAGATGGACATTATGCAGGCCCGATGGGGTGCCGTGGCCGTGCTGTACCAGGGAACCGTGCTGCGGATCTTCTTGTTCGAGCCGCACAAGCAGACGCTGGAAACAATCAAGACTGCGGTGCTGGAGTTCCAAAACAAGATTGAGAAGTACAAAGCCACCGGCGAGATTGACTACTACCCACCAGCCAACAGCAAGGATGCCGACCGTATGTACCCGGCAGCTGATGAGGCTGCGGTAGTCAACCTACCTGGTCGCGCTGAACAGCTGGCCGACCAGATCCTAGCCGCCAACGCAGCCATCAAAGAGGCAGAAGGCAAACGCTCCGAAGCAGAGACCGAGCTCAAAGCCATGCTCGGCCAGGCATCCAAAGGCACCGTCGGTCGCTTCGAGATCCGCTGGCCAATGCGTAGCTACAAAGCGACACCAGAGAAGGTGGTGCCTGCGAAGGACGCATACAGCATCAGACAATCAACCCTGTCCATCAAAGAGGCACTATGACCAAACTCGAAGAGGCGCACGCCAGAGCTGTGGTTGCGCTGTTGAACACGATACCCAAGTGCAGCGAGGAAGAGGCCGAAGAGATCGTCGAATCCTTCACCGCGCTAGTTCTTTACACCATCCATGAATTTTTACCAGGGGATAACAATGACCAATCTCGTTACAACTAGACAGGGGTTCGCGCCTGCAACCTTTACCGAAGCCAGGCAGTTTGCCGAAGAGCTGGCATCGTCCAGCCTAGTACCCAAAGCCTACACCGGCAAGCCGCAAGATATTCTGGTGGCCATGCAATGGGGTGCAGAGATCGGCCTGGCACCCATGCAGGCGTTACAAAATATCGCGGTGATAAATGGGAAGCCTTCGGTCTACGGTGATGCAGCGATGGCGCTGGTGCAGGCCAGCCCACACTGCGAAGACATCGAAGAGTATTTCGAGGGTGAAGGCACGCCGAACCCGACCGCTGTGTGCGTGGCCAAGCGCAAGGGTCGCAAGCCGGTGATTGCTAAGTTCTCGGTCGAGGATGCCAAGCGAGCTGGCCTGTGGGGCAAGCAGGGGCCGTGGCAGGCGTACCCGAAGCGCATGATGCAGATGCGAGCTCGAGGCTTTGCGCTGCGTGACGCGTTTCCTGACGCGCTGAAGGGGCTGATCACAGTCGAAGAGGCGCAGGATTTCCCGCCAGAGGCACGGCCACAGCCAGCCAAGAATATCACGCCGCTGCCAGCCAATCCATTGGATCGGATCGCGCCGCCAGAGCCAACCGCAGTGATGGAAACAATCATCGCCACCACGGTGGATGAGTATGTGCCGGATCTGGAGGAAGCCAATTCTGATTTGCAGAATGATTCTGCAGAATCTGCAGAACCTGCTGCAGAACCTGGCGTGATAAGCATCTATCAGCTGATGGTGCCAAGCAAAGGTGATGCCGGGCCAGTGGTCAAATCAACCCACACCAGCCAGCTTGAGTGGTCTGCAGCCTACGAAACGCTTGCCGACAAGACCATGTCAGCAGGCAAGGCTAGTGAGCGTGACCGGATGACAGCGCTAAAAAATTTCAAGGAAGCGAACCAGGCGATGTTCAAACAGATGGAGCCTGGTGCCATGCTGCAGCATTCACAGGCTTACCAGAAGCGGCTGCGAATGCTGGGCGCTGAAATGAACAAGGAAAAAAATCCCGACTGATAGCCGGGAAAACCCGCTGATACTTTGGTTAGCGCAGGAGGGGCGCAGTGTCAGCGGGGGGTGTTCCTCACTGCTTCGTACTGACGGATGCAGGTGTCGAGGGCTGATTGGAGCCTTGCTGCGTCGGCGGCGTACCTTGCAAGAAACTCTCCATTTGCCCGATCCAGTTCCGCTCCAGACGCTCCACTGCAAGAGCTGGCGGTACTGGACACGGCACCTGCCGGGGCGGCGGGGCGCTCGGGGCGCTTGCGCAGGCTGTCAATGAGCCGGTCAGAGCGAGCGTTAATATCCTTAATCTGTTCATACGATTCCTCTCTCAGCTTGTCAGCCTGGGCCTGTAGCTGCTGTTCCTTCTCGCGTGCAGCTGCCTGCGCCTTCGCATACTCTTCTGCCAGCTTGGCCTTTTCCTGATCCCATTGCGCCTGCACCTCGGCCTTACCTGCTGCCGAGCCTTTGACGTAGCCACCAGCGCCAGCCAGTGCGACAGCTATGACAGCACCGGCAATGAAATAAGGATTCATTTTGATGGCGGCACTTTTGTGCCTTCCAATTTTTTATGAACCTTCACATCGCGGCACACTTCCTTCTTGGTCTTCGGATCTTCCCGGCAGACCTTCTTCATCTCGCCACCAGCGTGGACGTTGAATGCTAACAGCAGGCTGGCTGCCACGGTTGCGGCCATGCGGATCAGTACAAAAGCGTTCATGGTTCCCCCTATAGTTCAGGTTGTGGTGCTGCTGGTGGTGCTGCTTTACCGTTGAAGCCTGCCGCCACGGGTGGTGGTGGGCTAGTCTCTAGCATAGGCTCGACGCGCTGATGCACTGGGGCCGGAGCCTTGGGTGCCGGTGGCTGCGGGTCAGTCCAATCGCTGGCCTTGCTAACACCAGGCGGTGGGTCGATCAGTTTGGCCACGCCGTCCTTGCCCTTGATGGCCAACAGGGTTGCCAGCGCACCGAGGATGTACTTCGACATGTCCGATAGCAACATAAAGAACTGGCGATCCGCAGGCGCAATGGAGTTCATCGGCTGGGTCACGAACACTACCGAGTACATGGCCAGGCTCGACATCATCAGCAGCACAGCACAGAACGTCGTGCCGATGACTAGCTTGATGACCGAGTCGATTTGATCTGGAGTCCACTTCATGGTTTTTGTTCCTCCGGCTTAAAGTCAGCAGCTGGCACCAGCTGGTCGGGGCAAGTGCCGGTCACCGCGCAGGTCGGTCGCTGGCACTCAGGCTTGTTCCAGTTCTTGTTGTCCTGGCACGGGTATCTGAATCTGTCTTCGCACCCAGCCAGCAGCAGCAGAATCAGCAGGTATCTCATTTGACCCCCAAGACATGAAGCGCGTGTTTGTAATGCTTGATCCGGTCGTTCAGTCCGATGGTGCCGCCGTTGATCCGTTTGGTCATGCCCAGGATGTCATCAGCGTCGGCAAACTTGTTCAGGTTATTGGTTTCCCAGAACCAGCAGGCAGACTGTGCAGCGCCTTCGAAGGTAGCCAGGTACTCAGGCACCTCGGTAATTTCGAGCGGTCTGTCATCCACCTCTATGCTGTCGGCAAAAGCCTGGTAATTAGATCGACCGGTAAGTTGGATGAGGCCACGGCCACAATAGCGAAAGCCATCGCCACTAGACTCATCGCCATTGCCCATGCGGCCAGCGTATATGCGGTTCGCAATAGCCTCTTGCCGGTTGGGTTTGCTGGCATATTCTTTGGCGACATCATCGGTGGAAAAATATTTTGGGAATAACCTGCGCAGGGTTTCCCATTTGTAATTAAGATTCTCTTTGAGCGTGGTGAAGTTGCCAGACTCATGCGCACACTGCGCAATGAAGGCAGCAATCCGCTGCGGGGTGTTGATGTCGTAGTCAGGCAGCAGTTGCTCGAGCGCGTTGTGCCAGTAGCTAACGTGCTTGTTGCCAGGAATCATCTGCTTCAGTTGGCTTTCAGTCAGCATCAATTACCCCTGTATAGATTTCGTTCCTCTAGTATTTCACGCCTCAATTGTTTCATCTTCTTTACTTCATACACCGCAGCCTGCGTGGCAAAGTGTAGGTCGTACAGCATATAGCCAATGATGGGCATGACAATGAAGAAGCAAAGCAGCACCGCCATCACCGTGATTAGTAATGACCAAGGGATGTCCTCATCGTTGCGCTTCTTGTCGTTAGCCACATCAAAAGCACCCCCCACAGAATTACGAAAACGGTTGCTGAAATCCAAGTTGCTTTGGCCTTTAGTTCCGCTATTTTTTTTCTGCGTCGCCATCTAGCCATCTGAATCAGTTTAAGTTCCTCTGCGTGCGCCGCCTCTTGCTCGGCCACAATGGTTTCCCACATCTCAGAGAACTTACCCCAAAGTGATCCCAATTCTGGCGGGCTGCGGAACACCATGGTTTCTCGTATCTCTGCCAGCATGGCATCCAGGCGTGTCGTGATGATGATTCGACGCAGCGCTCGGCGGCCAATGCTTTCCTCGCCCTTGTAAACCTTCTTGCTCTCCATCTGTTCAGCCAGCAGCGCCTTGCTTAGTGCATCGTAGCTGTCCATCAACGCACCCAACTGGTTACCGATCTCGGTATACACATCATTTGGGTCAGCCTTTGCAATCTCCTGGACGCGCTGCACCTCGGCGTTAAATTTTTGCTTCTGCTCAACTGTCGGATTGCCACCTGTTACCTTATCAAACTGCGCCCGCAAATCCTTCAGTACGTCGGACACCTCGCCGCTGGCGTTTTTTATGTCCTTGTAAAGTTGGCAGCCTTTCTTTACCGCCGCGACCGCAGCGTTTGCAGCAGCAAGTAGCGTTAGCGGATCCACACATCAGAACAAGTGGAGCTGCTTCTTCATGCTAATGATCTCTTCGCGCAAGGCATCGTTCGCTTCCTCGCACCGACGGTTCTGCTCCTCGACAGCAGCCAGCCGTTCCGACAGGCGTGACACTTCTTCGCGCAAGGTAGTGACTACCTGCGCCCAAGCCGCACCAGTAAGATCAGCCGCATGGTTGTTGCGGTTGTCGGCCTTCACCTTCTGGTACATACCCCAAGCACCGGCACCAAGGCCAGCAATGCCAACGGCAATCTTTGTGATCAAGTCTTCCATGATTACTCAACTGCATCCCAAGTCTGAGTTGTTTCATTCCAGCTATATTTCTGACCATCAGTAGGCATTGCTACCGGTGGTTGCCAGTTAGCGTCATCGTCTAATGTCCATGACGGATAAGGCTGTGGTGTAACAAACGCATCAGTGTCAGCGCGATAGATAAAACCTATACCTGCGAAGCGCTTTCTCATGTTTCCGTTGTAGCTGGTCTGCTTCCAGTTGCCACCAAACAGGCGCTCACAGAATGCAGCACCGATGTGTTCTTTCTCTATACCGTTAACGTCTGCTGTGTCCTTGTTGTCGATTACAATGACGCGCAATACCACGTTGTTTGCGTCGAGTTCAGCGAAGTGCGCCATTTAAGCCTCCAGTTTTAATCCAGTTAGTTGCATCTCATCACCCACCACGCCAACAGGGAATGTGTTAAACGACATGCTTATCCTCACATCATCACCCGTCACCGTCGGCACGTTATGCTCAAGCGAGGAGGGGAACAGAATTAGCCGCCCTGTGATGGCCTCAAACCACCACGACTCGGAGTTGTACAAGTTCCATTCTTCCGGTGGAAACTTAATCTGTTGCCAGCCAGAGCGATAGAAGAAAATCTTGTCATCTGGATTGGTGTTCAGATAGAACACGCCAGACACAAAGCTATTCGGATGCGCGTGCTTGTGATGCCATTGCCCCTGCTCTGAATAATTAAACCAGCTCTGCGTAATCCGCAGGTCAACGTCATGCTTAGGGTTGCTGGTTGCCTTGAAGTATTCAGCCACACAGTCCTCAAGCCAGCCGCGCAGGGAAGTCATCGTAGGGTCGCGCAGCACAAAGTTATTTTTGCTGGTCGTGTTGCCCTCATTCGGCCTAGTTTCCTGACCGCGAACGAACAGCATTTCCTCGTTGGTCAACGGACGGTCTAAATCAAACATCCCCACAGGTGTTGGGAAAAGATTGTGCATATTCATCCGATGGCTTCCTCAATCTCTTTCATCTGTACGCCCATCTGCTCAAGCTGCTCTGGTAGCCACATGGTCGGAATGCTTTCCTCAAACTCTTTGATTCTGTCCATCACCCAATACACTTCTTCAATGGACGGGCAAGGTCTAGGATCATCCCAACGAGTAAATACGTTGTTTGAGATTTCCCATTTAGCACCCGGACGTAGCAACTGCATTGCCGTGTCGATGCCCATGAATCGATAGACTTTAGTTTCCATAGTTTTATTGGTTGATTTTGATAATTACGATACCAGAACCGCCGGCAGAACCAGTTCCTGCGTTACCGGGATTCGCACCACCGGATGCGCCACCACCACCTCCTCCAGTATTCGCTGTAGCTGCTGTTGCAGTTGCAACTCCGACTCCATTAGCTCCTCCTCCAGCACCACCAGTTCCACCTGTTGTCGCACCGCCACCGCCACCGCCTGCATAGGTCACAGACGACCCAGAAATTGATGAAGCTGTGCCAGCACCGCCATTTCCACCCGTAGCAGGAGAAGCATTGCCACCAACAGCAGAAGCACCACCACCACCTCCTGCTGCAACAGTTGAATCCTGTCCAGTGCGACCAGTGCCACCATTACTTCCTTGGGATGGGCTAGTTGATGGTGTATTTCCTGTTCCTCCGGTTGTGTTGTTAAAAGCACCACCGCCACCACCAGAACCGCCATTCCCAACTGCACCATTGTATGTACCGCCACCACCACCACCAGCGGAAACAATACCGGGGGATGCAAAAACAGACGGAGAAGAACCACCAACTATAGAAGAATTGTTCCCATTGATTCCAGCTTGTCCAAAAGATACTCTACCGGCACCACCAGCACCAACGGTAATTACGTATTCAACGCCTGCCGTAACGGATGCGGCTGTGCCAGTACGGAAACCTCCAGCGCCACCACCCCCGCCAGCAGTCCATAAATAATCAGCGCCATTTCCACCACCACCACCAGCCACGACCAGATAATCAACTGTGGTTACTCCTGTTGGGCAAACCCAATTTCCTGAGCCTCTAAAAGTAAAAACTGTCTGTGAAGGGGCGATGTACTTAAGAACAACAATTCCCGAACCACCACTTTTGCCCGGCCCTCCAGTCGGCCCTGCACCACCACCGCCGCCGCCACCGCCACCTCTGTTAGCAGTTCCGGCAGTCGCATTATCGCCTTGGTTAGGGCTTCCATTTCCTCCCCCGCCAGTTCCTCCAGTACCGCCAGTAGCAGGTGCGTATGCTCCACCGCCACCGCCGCCTGCGTAAGTTACGGATGAACCTGAAATGGTCGATGCTGTTCCATTTCCACCATTACCTCCCGTTGCCGATGGGCTTGGCGTACCGTTAGAACCAGCAGCAGAAGCGCCACCGCCCCCGCCAGCACCGTTTGTGTCACTACTAGTAATTCCACCATTGTTTCCTTGTGAAGGAGAAACGCTCGGTGTGTTGCCTAAACCAGCAGAACCTTGCGGCTGTCCAGCAAAATTAGAGCCACCTCCTCCACCAGAACCTCCGTTCAAACCATTTTGATTACTTCCAGAGCTAGTCCCTCCACCACCGCCGCCGCCAGTTGAAGTGATTGTTGAAAAAATAGAATCTGCTCCACTAGCGCCTCTACTAGCATTAGCACCCCCTGACCCAACCGTTACGGTATATTCAGTTCCAGCGGTTACTGAAAAACCAGTACCAGTTCTAAACCCGCCAGCACCACCACCAGCGCCTCGGTTGTCACCACCGCCACCGCCACCGGCAACCACAAGGTATTCAACCTCGGTCACGCCGGTCGGACAAGTCCAACTGCCAGATGCGGTGAACGTCTGGACGATGGTAAAACCGGTTGCTCCACCCATCCGACCCAGCAGCATTGCCATGATTCCACTCATGTCAGCCCCTTACGTTACGTTGCCGGTGACAACGCAGACCGTGCCGCTGATAAACAAGATCGTCGCCACACCTCTGGTGGCCAGCGTCATCGTATCCTTATCTGTATTCGTTCCAGCAATGTAAGCTGTCGTAATCGAACAAGTGATCGTGATGTTGCCTGTCGTGTTGTTGAAGATCGAAACAATGTCACCGGCAGCGAATGTCGAGTTCGGGATCGTGATTGATCCGCTAGTGCCGACACCCACAAACTCACCGATGTCGGTAAGTGCTAATGTGTATGACGTAGTTTTGTCAGAGCCAGACTGAGGCACATTCCTATACCCAAGCGTTGAAGCGTCAGGTGGCAAGGTGTATGTGTTGGTGCCAGCAGCAGCAGGCGCGTTGAGCGTTGCAGTACCTGACGATGAGCCAGCCAGCTTTAGCCTTGTCGAGTTGAAAGTCTGGTCTGCGGTAAATGTTTGAGCTGCGTCAGTAAGCGCAAAGTTCTGTCCGATAATCGTGTCACCAGACTGAAGCTCTTGGATGGTGGTGCCGTTAAGCACCAGCGGGTATCTTGTTGCCATGATGATTTCCTTTAGGTTACTGGTACGTTGACGGTTGAACCTGCACGATTAGTCACCGCCAAGAATCCATTAGTCAGCGGAACACTTACACCGCTGCCCGATCGGTTTGTAACAGTGAGCGTTGTTGCACCACCGCCGCCAATCGCGCCCCATGCGGTGCCATCGTATCCTTCAAACGAATCTGAATCTGTATTGAATCTGAAGTAGCCAGCAGCAGGTGAGCCGTCACGCTGGGCATCCGTACCTGATGGGATGATTGCAGAGCCGGTCGAGCTGGTCTGCACGACACCACCGCTTGCAGTAAATGCAGCCGCATTCCAAGCGGAGCCCGTCCAAACATAGAGCTGGTTGCCGGTGGTGTTCCAGTACAAGGCACCGGTCAGCAGTGCATTGCCGTCGTTGTCTACACTCGGCGCTGAAGACTTGGCACCTAGGTAACGGTCATCAAAGGCATCGTAGCTAGCAGCAGCATTTGTAGCCGCTGTGCTTGCTGTGCTGGCCGAACTCGCTGCATTGCTTGCCGAGGTAGCAGCATTCGACGCGCTAGTCGCTGCGGCAGATGCGCTTGATGCTGCATTCGTTGCCTGCGTGGTTGCAGTGCTTGCGCTATTCGATGCACTGGTCGCGCTAGTAGAAGCATTGCTTGCCGATGTACTAGCAGATGACGCGCTGCTTGCTGCATTACTCGCTGATGTTGACGCATTGCTAGCCGATGTTGAGGCTGATGTTGCCGAATTACTGGCATTAGTGGCTGCTGTGCTGGCCGTGCTTTCACTTGCAGCCGCATTAGTCGCTGCCGTACTAGCAGTGCTAGCAGAACTAGCAGCATTAGTTGCGCTCGTCGAAGCATTAGATGCCGAGGTTGATGCCGAACTAGCAGAGCTTGCTGCGTTAGATGCTGAAGTCGCAGCAGCCGAGGCGCTAGAAGCAGCAGCCGTGGCGCTGTTGGCAGCGTTGGTGGCCGAGGTTGTAGCAGAAGCAGCATCCACAAGCAGCGTCCACTTGGCGCTGTCGGTGTTGGTGTTGATCGGCTGCGAACCGCTTGAGGTATGCTGAACGATACATTGCCAGATGTTGTTGTTGGTGGTGTCCTTGACGATGTCTCGGACGTAGTACAGCGTAGCCGCCGCCCAGTTGCCACGGTTGGTGCCGAGCGTGTCAGCAATGGCTGGGTTGCCGTTAGCATCAAAGCCTAGCGCCTTGTTGGCACGCAGCGATGCCCTGGGCAGGGTCATGTTAATGCTGGTCGGGTCAGTCTGCGGTGCCTGCAGAGCGCGGCTCAAGCCTTCCGAGTTCTGCTGGTTGAAGATGGTCTGCTGATCCAGCTCGTCGTTCAGCGTGTTGGCAAAGAAGTCACCGCCGGTCACAAAGTCTGTGGTGCGCGAGATCGTGCGGTTGCCGACGATGGCGATCTGAGTCGCACCCGTGGGTGTCGCCGTCAGCGTCACAAAGCCGGTGCCGTTGCTGTTGATCGTGACCGAGTAATCGGTGGTCAGGGTCAGCAGCGCGTCATCCTTGTAGACCGCGATGTCGCCTGCAGCCAGGATCTCAAAGGTAAAGTTATACGGGCCAGTGCCGCTTGCGGCATAGACCACCCGCCTTGTCACATTGTTAATTGGCACGCCCATGATTTATTCCTTCCTTGTCAAAATTTTACTAGCTTAATCTGGTTTGTAATAGATGCCAAAAGACTGACGCGCCTCGCCAATGTCCATGATTTTGTCTTGAATTTCAGGATATTCCGACATTAGTTTCTGTTTTGCAAACCCCATGTATTTGCTGTGTACCTTCTGCACCATCTTCTGCTTTTGATCTAATGGCAACAGGTCAAAGCCTGGCATCGTCATGGTGTTAAGAATTGTCTGCTTGGCATCAGTCTCTTTGCCGTAGATGGTCAGCAGTCGGTTGCGTTGCTCTGGTGTTAGCTCTACTGGCGCAGAGACTGAACCCTCGCCTTCGCCTATGGTGAATGATGTCTTGCGGTCAGGCACGCCGATTGGCGAGCCGATCTCGACCAGCAGATCATCTACCTCCGAAAATTGATCCGGCGATACCCTAGTCGGCAGTATTAGCTCCCACGGGTTGCCTTGGCTGCGCTTCATCGTGTCGCCCCACAAATTCAAATCCTCTGTTAGTGACTCGCTAAAGTAAGGCAAACGGCTGCGGTACTGGTTGAATGCCTCGACAAACCCACGCACGCCCATAGGCAGATCCGGGCTGGCTTTGGTGTCCTTCTTGGTCGGGTCTAGCAGGCGATCAATGTTGGCCACAGCCGAGCTGTAAACACCACCAGGCGAGCCGCCAATTACAAAGCCACCAAACTGTTTGACCAAGCCGTTGACAATCTTCTCGCCATCTACCCGGCCAGACTCATTAAAGCCAATCAGCTTGCCAACATCAGCGATACCCTGCAGATAAGGCTGCTCTTTTAGGTACTCATACAGGCCGTAGGTCGCGCCCAGGAAAACTTCCTCGACCTTGCTGGCATCGGGCTCATGCTTGGCGTACTCGGCGTAGTCGGCAGCAATGGCCATCAGTGCGCCAATCGGCTCCATGCCTTGGAACGAATACCACTCGTCGCCTATCTTCATGCTGTATGGTTGCCAGCCGGTGCGCATCAATGCGTCGCGCTCTTCTTTGCGCTCCGGGCCGCGACCGGTCAAGCCGCCCTCTGCAGCCCACAAGGCAAAGCCTGCCAGCACCGTTGAACCAAAAGATACCTTGGCCAGCGCCATGTCGCGCTCTGGCCCACCAGCTGCGATCTCTTGCCGCCAGCGTGACGATAGTGGCGCAAATGGTGTGCGCTCCACAACATTTAATCCAATGTTGGCTGGGGTCTTAAAGAATGGCACCACAATCTTGAGCGCCGGATGGTTAAAGACATTCTGCAGCTTGGCCAGACCTGGCGGCAGATCCGCTTGGAAAGTGCCTTCCTTGGCATATGCCATCGCCGCCTCATCCAAATCCCTCGGCGGGTTTTGCAACATATCCTGCAATTCTTGCGTGGCTTTTGCAGTCGCGTCTTGCTCTGACATGCCAGCGTCAATTGCATCGCGGTAGATTTTCTTTGAGCGCCTAGTGGCCACTACATTCATTTGCAAACGGTATCCAAAGCCCTTGAAGAATTCGTCCTCGGTCATCAACGCACGACCAGGCAGCGTCACCGCTGTGCCGTAGTAGTCCAGCCCTTTGCCGATCCAGCTGTCCTGCTTTGCGCCGGTCATGCGCTGCAGTGTCTCGCCCATGCTTTCCATCGGAGCGCGACTGAGCTCAACCTTGCTGGCAATATCCAGCTGTGGTGCGTTTGAACTCCATGCCTTGGATGCCAGCTCGAAACTTTCTTTGAGGGCGTTGCGCAGCGACAGCGTCATCGTCAACGCCTCATCCAGCTCGATGCGCTCTTCTGCGCTACCAGGCACCCTGTCACCAAACCAGCGCAGCCCTGGCGGCAGCTCGCCAGCCCGGATCTTCTGCGGCAAGTAATTGGAATACAGCCCAGCCACCAACCGCTCTGGGATCTGGTACAGACCGAACAGCGAGTTCGAGACAATGTTCTTTGCGTGGGTGACCGGCGACGATAGCAGGCCATTGATCCATGTAGTCATCCAGACATCCTTAACGCCGGACATCATAGACTTTTCGACCATTGCATTTTTAGCTGCGCGTGTCTCAAGCGACAGATAAGACCGAGCCATATCGGTCAGCGCATTGTCGCCACCAAACTCATCTAGTACCTGGCGCAGTGCCTGCGACTTGCCATCGCGTGGCATACGCATAACGGCCAGAGCTCGGGCTGTCTCAGTCTGGATGCCCTTAACGCCCTTTTGGATCAGGCCGTGGAAAGCGATTTGCTGACGCAGTGCCAGCTTATCAATGTCAGTTGCAGCGCCGGTATTAACCAGTTTGAATAAACGATCAAGCTCAACAGCGCTAGACTCCAGCACCTGCAAAGCCTTGTAAGTATCCACAGCGCTCGGCAGCATCGTGCCGTCTGGTGATGTCAAGCGAGCGAGAAAAGACTCGCTGATTCCGCTGTCTTCCGCTTTCTTCTTGATCTCATCAAAGGTGACGCGCTTGGTCTTAATGCCCAGCGCATCGGCCACGCCACCAATCACGGCAGCTGCATCTTCACTCTGATAGCGAGACAGGTTGAACGGCTCAACAGGCACACCAGCAGCACGCTCGGCTGTCGTTGGGCTCGGCTTACCCTTGGTGGCACCAGCTGCTTTTCTAGCCTCTGTGGCCTGCTGCACCTGGGTAGTCAGTACATCGCCAGCTTCTGGAATTACGGTAACTCGGCCAACCTTTGCAGCCTCCGGCAGAGCATCAGCCGGCACAGCATCGCTAACGATTCTGCGGCCAGCGCTTGGCTTTGCTTCGGTGACCATCTTGCGGAGAAGCGATCCGACACCAGCAACCTGCATCCCGTCCATGTTAGGCGAGCCAGGGTCGCCGCTCGGCATGTCTATCGGATCGGCGGCTGCTTCCATTGGAAACGGCTCTAGCGGCACCTCACCGGTCGGCGCTGTAGGTACGTCAGGCAGGATAGAACCGAGGCGCTGCTCAAGTGGTGCGGTTGCCATTATTCAGCACCTCCAGCTTTCATTTTGTTTTTTGCTTTGGTTTTTGATGCCAGCGCCTCACCCAAAGCCTTGCCACCTTTTGCGGCAAGCGCAACGCCAGGCACAACATCCAACCCCTGCAGCACGCCAGTTCCGTAGCTCAATGCGGCCTTGCCATACTCACCCGCCTGCGCGGCCTCTCTTGCCTCACCAGCAGAGATACCTGCTTCTTGCGCGGCAAGTGGAATGACAAACGGCGTGACATCAACCAAGCCAATGCCAAGCGGTGCGCCAGAGCTCTCGCCGCCAAACATGGTTTGAGCCAGCCTGCGTGCGCGAACATTGTCCATGCCGGTGTTGTCAATCAGCATCTGCTGCATACCAGAAGCCAGCTTCTCACGCAGCGTCATATCTTTTGGAATGACAGAGCCCACAACGCCAGCCTTCTGATCCTCTGCAATCCTGCGCATGATCATTTCCGATTGCGTTGCCAGCGGCAGATTGCGCATCATCTCCGCAGCCTGTTCAGGCGTGGTCGGCGCTTTAGGCAAGCCAGCACCAGCAGGCGCATCTGTGCGCGTCTTGCTCGGGCCAGCGGCCAGCTGAACGCCCTCTAGGCTGGGCTCCTGTGGCGCAGGCTCTGGTGGCGTGGTGGGGAAGTACCCCTCCACAATCATGTCCATGTAACGCTGTTCAATTTGGCTGTATGCCACTTCAGCCTCCCTCGGATATTTTTAGCAGGCGCTCAATCTCTTGGATCTGGCGCAATTTCTTTGGATCAGTTCCAGCTTTTTGTTTTAGCGCTGGCAAAGTCTGTCGATTGACCGGGCCAGTAATCCAATCCCGATCTGGCTTTGCGCGACCGCTCTTATCAATCACAAAGTAATCCAGCGAATCTTTTGCCTGCTTTGCTTCAGAAGTATTTTTCTTTGCAAGGATTTCAGATTCAATCTGATTCAGAATCTGGCGCTCGGTTATGGTTTCACCTTTTGCAGAAGCCTCTGCTTGTATTTGAAGCACCCTGGTTTTTAATTCTTGCTTACGCTTAAATTCTTCGCTGTTCTTATCAAGCACAACAATTGTTCCAGGATCGGCATTTATACCGGCAAGTTTGTTTAATCCAGAATCTAGTTCTCTATCGCCAGATTTATTTTCCTTATTCATCAACCGTTGCAATGACATTCTTTGCTTTAGGTTTAAGCCAGGAATTCTATCTAGCTGCTCTTTTGTAGTAAGTTTGTTGGCAAATATTAAACCTTCCGCATTGTATTCAGCCAATAAATTACCTTCGCCTTCTTTCTCTGGCTCAAGAATATCTTTGATCGTGCCAATAGGAATTGATCCTGGCGGCAGCGCCATTAGTTGCTCAACAAGTTTTATTCGCGTTGGGTTTTTGGTGTCTTTGATTGGATATATCTTTTCAAGCAAATCAATCGCTGTTGCTTCTGCAGCACGCTTCTCATCATCTCGCTTGCGTCGTGCAATCTCTTCTTTCTGATTGACGGCCAACATATAGTTGGCAGTTACTTTTGCAACAGCATCAAAATCAGTTGCGACCATTTCCTTAAATAACTGAGACATCTTGCCGACATCGCCAGTTCTTATTTTGTTTAGCGTGGCAGTTGGGTCTGTCATAAACTCGTTGCCCGTAATATGCTGAGTCATAGCATTGATTTTTGCCGTGCGCAACGCAACGCGAAACTTTTCGCTATACTCTTTTTGAACGCCAGCATCACCGATCAGCAGCGATTGATTGGCAATGTTTACTTCTATATTTTTGACAAGATCATTGATTGATCTTTGGTTGTTATCTGGGTCAATCCAGTAACCTCTGGAAACGGTAACCTCTAGCAGCTTCATTGTGTTGTCAAAGTCCAAGTCAAACTTGGTGATGTCCTGCGCTTTCTTGCGCTTTAACTCAGACTCATAGGCAGCATTCAGCACCGTGTTGCCATGCGTTGCCATAGTTGCACGCAGCTTGATGGATGCCTCGCCATCAATCTTGGCTAACGATTTGGCATACCCATCAGTCACAACAGCAATCTTATTTGCAACATCGGTCGAAGATGCTTTGCCGTTCTGCACATCAACCAGCAGCTTTGCTAATTCGTTCCGGCCTTCCATCTCAAAATAACCAGACAGCTGCAGCGTGCGAGCCTTTTGCAATGCCTTGCCATAGACCGTTACATCATTGGACATTTTGCCTACACCAGGAATTGCTGATGGCAACCCCTCTCTGGCAAGCGCGAGCTGTTGATCAGTAATTGGATTTTCTGCAGCAAACCGCAGCGCCTCTTCTTGCGCCATTTCCTTGGCCATGCCAAAGACGCTCGTTGACATACGGTCAATGATGTCAGCCATCGTGGCTGCGCCTCTAGCCTCTTCTCTGGCTGCAGCCATAAAATCAACTTGTGGCGGCCCAACGCGCTCCATCGGCACGCCGCCTGGTGCATCTATTTGGATTCGGCCTGATTCAATTCTGGTTGCCATGTTGTTGCCTTATGATCTGTAGCCAGTTTGGGCAAACTCTATTGCGCCACGGGTCAATGTAGCACCAGCCAACAAACCAGCCTGCTGACGCGCAGCTTTGCCAGCTTGGGTGTACTGACCAGCCTGGCGCTGTGCCGCAAACACGTTCAGGAAGTTCTGATAGTCAGTCGATTGGATCATCGCAGACGCATCCTCAAACCCAAGCACGCGAGCTGTCAGCGCGTTCAGATCAGCAATGCCAACATCAAACATGGTGGCCTGCACATTCTCGCGCTGGATTGCAGCTGCGCTGCCTTCGCCAAATGCGACACCCGACGCAGCAGCTCGAGCTCTAGCTGTGGCATTAGTCGCCCTCAAATTCTTCAGCAGCTGGTTGCCAGCGATCTGGTAATTCTGCGCTTCAACCTGCGCCTTCTTCAACATGCGGCCAGCCTGGATCTGCGCATACTGATCCGACATTTCTGCGCGAACCTCGGCCACCGCCAAGTTGTCGCGTGCCTGCAGCAGGTAGCCTGTCTGCTGTTGGATACCAGCCGCTAGCTGCGCTTGAGCCGCACCATAGGATGCAATAAGGCCAGCGCCTGCGACTATCATCCCGCCCGAAATGTTGCCAGCGCTTGCTGCCGCTGGAGCACTTCGCATTACGGGCTGATTCCAATATGCGCTTGTGTCAGTAGGTGCTGCCATGTCTATGTTCCCGAGTAAACGGCCACGCGATAGTCAAGGCCGAGCAAGTTCATCTTCAGCGGCAGATTCTGCGACACCTCAATCGACTGCTCGCGGCTGTAACCCAGCACACCATTGACCCGCTTGATGCCGGTATAGATCGGCTCTGGATCATCCAGCAGCGGATTGTCCAGCAACCTAAATGCCACCGGCTGGTTGTTAATCACCAGATTCTGCGTCTCCTCTAGCACCGCGCTAATCTCAACGATGCGCTTCTTAAACGATACCCGGCTGCCGGTCTGCAGTTTAATCTCAACGGGCATTGTCTTGGCATACACAGTAATAGGCAGTCCAACCTCGTAGCTCGTCGTGCTCTCGCGGTCAAACGTCACAGCGCCGCCAGAGCTGACAGTCTCGTTACTCTGCGGCACGCCATCGGTGATCACGTTCAGCGACTTGCCAATGTGCGGCAGGCCACTGCCAACGCCGCCAGCCGACCCGCCAATAAATGCGCAGTCGGTATACAGATCATCCTGGAAACGCTCAATGAAGTACCTTGTGGTGCCGTTGAATACGCGCTTGGTCACCACATAGATCTGCGTGATGTCCACGCCAACGTCAATAAACTCACCGTCGGTGGTGTACTCAGACGGCGACGTAATCTGCTGGCTGCGCATGATGGAGAAGACCGCCATGCTGCCATCGTTAGTGTTGGTCATTAGCAACAGATCTGCCTCTTCTGTACTAGATGCCCGACGCAAGGCAATGCGCTGCGGCCCTTTTAGCAAGTGGCCAGACAGCAGCGAGATCCGCTGGGTGATGTAGGTTAGCTGGGTATCGCTAAACAGAAACTCATTGAGCGACTTGCCCTGGCGCTGGATGTAGACCGAGCCAGACTCGACCGATTGCACCCGAGTGCCAGGCTTAATCCCATTTCGGCTGACGTTCTTAAACGTGAAGGTCAGCGGCGTGATCGGATCAGTACCCTGCTGCGGTACAAAGAATTCACCGCCGGTGGTAAATACTTGGAAGTCACGCGAGCTGATGATGTCGGTGATGACGTTCAGATCATTGGTATCTAGCGTCGCCTCGACCGCATCATCGTCCAAAGATTCAAACGGCACAAAGTCAAAGAATAGCCCGATCTTGCTGCCCCACACGGTCGATGGCCGCGACTTACTGCCGCCAAAGTACAGCCGACCCTCATGGAAAGTTACCGACCGTGGCCAGCCTTTGGTGCTCGACCAGACATCCTCGTAATTGTGCTCAAGCTCCCAGCGGCCAGCATCAATGGCCGTGGTGTTAAAGAATGGGTATTCGGTAACAGCTTCGACCACTGTTGCTGATATGTACCTGGTAATCCTTGCCCGACCCTGTGGGCTGGCATTGACGTACTGGTTGACCGATTCTGTTGTCCAAGTAGTTACTAGGTAATTGCTGGTGCCGTTTGGCGTTACCGTCCAAGGTACGTCTACTGTTGCAACCTTGGTGCTGCCGACATAGTCTTTGATAATCCTAATTTGCCCCGAGCCGGTGCCGCTAGTAATCGTGACATACATCCCGTTATAGATGTCATTGGTCGCGCTAGCCGTTGATTTCAGCGTGATGGTAGTGCTGGTGCCAGCCTGTGCTGCGCCGCTGTCGTGATTGGTCGCAGAGGCTGTCAGCGTGATGTTTCCTGACACAGCCGATGGGGTCAGCGTTGAGCCGATGTTTGTATCAAACTCAATGTTGAATGCGTACTTTGGAATGCTGTCAAAGGTAATCGTGGTGGCCGTCCAGGCTGTGTCGCTGGTGCGTGTTATGCGCACTGGCTGCAAATCAGGATGCACCACAATCAGCGTGTCAGCCGACTGCGTCCAGCACATATCGTCAACGATACTGCTGCCAATGGTGGTGGTCAGGTAGTTGTTTCCGCTGCCGTTGATGTTGGCCTGTACTACGCCATTCTTGATGATATACATGCGGTTATGCGTAAAGCACAGCATGTAAGAATCATCAACAGAAAATGAAAACGGCACCAAGCGCACGCCATTGCCTGCAGATTCTGTACTGGTATTAGGCAACTGCAAAATATGCTTTAAGCCTGGGCGGCGACGCAGGCCACCTTGTGGCTGGATCAGGACATTCGTCGCCTTGGCCAGCGCATTGCCATACTGCTGCAGGTCAACCCGCGCACGCAGTAACGGGTCGAGCTCACCCGTCGAGAAGTTCGTTGTGAAGTCAACGAAGCGTGCCATTAGTTCCTCACCGAAACCAAGGTGTAATCTTCAATAACGCGCACCGGCTGATTCTTGCCATCAATCACAGCAGCCTGCCGGAAGAATCCACCGCGCCCATTTTCAGCAGGATCGCCAACAGCAATCTGCCGCCAGCGTAGTGTCTTGTCGCCCTGTTCTGTAATCGGCTCGGCGATGTGCCAGGCAATCATGTACTTCAGCAGCTGCACAAAGTATTGCGGCATTGCAAATTCTGGTGTCTGGTACTGGTAGTCGATATAGACCGACTCCAAATTCGTCAGCAGTTTATCGCCGTGGATTTCCCAATCGACACTAATGAAGCCGCCAACTGCAGCGGTATCGCGCACCGAGTGCGGGTTGCCAAGCCGGTCACCAGGCAAAAGGTATTCATATTTCCAATAGCTGGTGGGCGTAG